CTTTGTATACTAAATCATTCCATTTGAACTCCTCAATTAACTTGTCGTATTCTTTTTTTAACTCTACAAATTTATCTTCAAATTGTTTATTAACTTTTTGAACTCTATTGTCTTTCCATCCTTGAATGTTCTCTGTTACTATTGCTGGCGCACCAACATTTGATCCGTATGGTAAGATATTGGGGTTGTCTGCAACATTATCAGGTTTTAATTTTTCCATATATTAATTAATAACGTCGGCCAAATATTGACCAGGTCCGAGTGTTACTTTTTCACAACCTTCTTGATTGTCCATCTCGTCCATCCAATTATCCCAATTTTTTTCTAATAAGTCAACAAACGAATCATTATTACCTCTATCTTTATATCTTTGGATGTACTCGTCTTTGATGTCTCTTTGTGGGTAAACTAATACGTATGGTATTCCTTTTTTTAGAAGTACATCTCTAACGTCTTTATGTGATGATACTAATATCATATCCACTTTTGGATCCTGAATGTTTCTTTCTATGTGGTCAATGTAGTTTGCTGGAAATAATTTCTTATCAAACTTTGAACTATCACTATCCAATACGTTTTTATCTGTGGTGTTAAAATATGTTGTCTTTCCTACACCAGGGAATGCTGAGTATACTTTTGTTTTCATAATTATATTTTTTCGTAGGTTAATTCAAAAATGTCAGGCTTGCACGGATAAAATTCGCCCTTCACTCCTTTAATTATGTAATCACCTTTATCTGCGGTCATATTACCCTCAAGAGTTTCAATAACAACCCCAGTTAATGGATGTGATTTAATTTTATCTCCACAAAATTCCATTACCTCATCAACTGTATCCTCCGTCAATTGTACCGCTTCAATCTCTACTGGTTTTTTTCTGTATTTCATAAATCATAATTTATTTGATTCCCATTTGCCATTGAATAGACAATGTGGGTTGGTTCCAATTTAAATTGAAAACCTTTTAGTTTATTTGCATATTTCTTACCCATACCTGGTTTTAAATACCCGATTGTTAAATGGGGATGATAGTCAGGAAATGATGTTGTGTGTGGGTAGTTTGTAAGTTCCTTATTTGTTTCGTGTAGATTCGGGCCACTTGCATCAAATTTTAAAACGTCATACATTTCATTTTCAAATAAAGAGGGATTTGTAATTCTACAAGTTCCGTAATCAAAGTTGTTGATTACATTTGCAACATCACCTTCCGTCACATCATCATGCAACCCATAAAGTAATGTGGTGTGTGGTTCATTTTCTAAACCAAAACTTCTATCACCATCTTCGGTGTAGATGTCTTCTTCATCAATTAGTGAATGTAGGTTTTTGATCTCAGGGAAATCAAAATATAACATTACACATCCGTAGTCGTATGTTTGTTTTTCACTCATTTTAATTACTTTTTACAATTTTATCTGTTTTTGTTAAAACTATTTTACATTAGTATCATCAAACCAATACCAACCAAAAAATATTCTCATCATTTGTCTGTGAAACCAATTTGGTTTATGGGTCATATTAAATTGAGTATAATTAGTTTTTTGATTTCCTAATCTATATCCTCCAACATACTTTGGAGGTGTAATTGATTTAAATGTATAATCTTCCATATTATTACTTATTTTCTTCCAAAAATTGGTTTATTTCTTCTTCAGACATTTCTCCTATTGTACCACCATAATTAAACCTTTCAATAAACTTATCTTTTAAATTGGATGGGATTAGTTTTTGTTTTAATGCCATATTAACTTCATTGTCTTCACCTTCTTCTTTAACCATATAAAATGCTAAATAACCTTCTGGTTGTGATGATTTTCCAACCAAATAGTTTGGCTCAAAGTTTCTATTCTCATTAACAATTTCAAACACACCTCTTATCATAATATGTCTTGTTCCTTTCATTCTATATTCTTCCGGATTGTCTAATACATCATCCAATAACTTGTGAATATCATTTCTTAATGTTGTTTCATCTTTAGTTACAGATAAGTCCTGTGCCATTTCTGGTGACCAAGTAAGTAAAATATGTTTTGTAGGTTCAAATGTCATTGGATTATAAATTACTGGTGATATTGCAGCACCATTTTTAACCGGTTCTAACATCTTTGACGGATCATACAGTTCAGGTGTTAAATATATTGAATACAAATAACCTTTACCTTTGAATTTAACCCCCTCCGAATATTTGTATGTCTGTGTTGTGAAAACTTTATCATCACCCACTTTAAATGTTGGAAAATGTACTATTTCCAAATCATCACATTCTGAAAATACATCAAACTTTAATAGTTCGTCTTTTACTTCTTCAAGTACTTTTGAATTTAATAGTGTCTCTATACCTTGAAGGTAGGTAATTGTTGATTCCGCATTTTTTTGGTTTAAATCACTTTTTTCGTTACAAAGTTTTGTTACAAATTCTTCTAATTTCATTTTATATTATTTTTAATTTTATGTTCTATATATCCTTCCAATAATACGATCTTTCTTCTAATTCCGACTTTATCCATATCGGCCAACATTCTCAAATAATCGTTTAGTTCTTCCAACTGTGTTTGTGGTTCAACTTCCTTTTGTATTTCCAAATCAAGATCCGGAAATGTGTTTTTAATTGCGTTTAATTTGTGTGTACTCATATTAATTATTCATTATATAAACTACAGTGGCACCTAAAGCATATCCTATTGCTGATGCAACTGCCATTTTTATTCTTTCTGTCCAGGTTTTAGATTCCACCATATATCCAACAAAAGGTAAACCCAAGAACGGACCCATTGATGCCCAAAATATCATAGACACACTTCTTTCAGCGACAGTTGCAATATACATTGTTGATGCCGTTTCTAAAATGAAAGCCGCCAGACTTATGATAAAGTATTTTTTCATTAATAATTCTAATCTTTATATTTGTAATTGTCAAATTTTTTGTTTTTACTTAAAACCCTCCACCTTATCGTTACCATAGGTATATTAAGTATTTTGGATGCCTCCCCAGCGGAACGGTATTCAACACCATCAATTACTATTGGTATATTTTGTTCCCCATGATATGAACCTTTTCTACTTTCACTAATTTTATTTTTAGTTTCTTCAGAATGTTGCTTACCGAAAAATGGGTTGTTTTCACTACTTCTAGGTCTACATTTATTACAATTAGTATGACCATAACCAATTCTTTTTCCACATTCACAATAAACATAGGTCACCCCTCCTTTCCAATTTGGGTTTTTATCCATTGGTTGAGAATGTTTTTCTTTTCTTTCATCTTCAGGCATCAACTCATATCTTTTTCTAACTGATTGAGTCATTCTATGAACAATTTCTTCTTTATTTGGGTTCTTCGTTAGATTATCTCCACCACTAGATTTTAAACCAATATTATACTCTGGGTTTAAATCTAAATAATGTTGTTCTCTTTCAAGTAAAATAGTTTCATTACATTCTTCTATAACTCCAAAAGAAAAGTTATTTTCACCATATTTATTCCACGCTCTCTGTAGTGGTATGTTATGATGTTTACCACCATTCAAATGATTTTTATGTATTCTCCATCTTTTTTCTATATTTTTTGATGATCCGTAATAACACTTATCATTTACCAAATTTTTTATTCTATAAATACCAATCATAGGACTACCTTTTAATATAAATATCTATAAAAGATGAAAAGTTGAAGGGTAGTCCTAAAAATTTAATTAGATAATGGCATTTTTATTGTTGGGTGTGATTGGTAATCTTCAACTTTAAAGAAATCCGGTTTGAATTTTTCAATCTTTTCACTAAAACTAATATCAACATCATTCAAATACCAGTATTCATCTTTACATATTAATTTAGGTAATTCATATGGTTCTCTTGTTAATTGTTCTTTAACACCATCAATTTGATTTAGATATATATGACAATCACCCATATTTGTAATCAATTCATCAGGAACCATATTAACTTCTTTTGCAATAATTTCTAAAAGTAATCCATATGATGCCAAATTGAATGGAGTTCCCAATGGTACATCTTGCGATCTGGCATTATACATTAGAGAGATTGCACGTTTAGGGATATTTTGTTGGTCTAATTCAAAATCTTTCCAATCGGATTTCATCGTAGGATTGTTACCATTTCTATGGATTTGAAACCATTGATTTCTCTCTTCTAAACTCAACTCTCTTGTATAAACTTGAAATCCATAATGACAAGGTGGAAGTGTCATCGAATCCAATTCACCTACATTCCAGGCCGAAACCATTAATCGTCTTGAGTCTGGGTTTGTTTTAAGGTCGTTGATTAGGTTTGCAATTTGGTCAATTACCTTT